CCGGCGTGTTCAATGGGTCTATCGTGAGGGGAGCGTCATATGAGTAGATCGGATCGCGAGGTCGCGTCGTCCGTCGCACAGCACCTGCGGAATCGAGCTCAGCAGGCAGGGTGGGCGAATGACCCCGTGGGGTGGGCCAAGGATGTACTGGGAGTTCACCTGTGGTCGAAACAGAAGGAAATCGCCCAGTCAGTTGTGGAGAACAAACGGACTGTTGTTGCTTCCTGTCACGGAACAGGCAAGGCCCTGGCCATTGATGAACTCCTCCCCCTCCCCGACGGAACGCTTCGGCCGATGGGAGAGATCGAGCCGGGCATGTCCATTCTTGGATCGAATGGCAGGCCCACCCGAGTTGTGGCCACAACGGGGATCCACCGTGCTGACCGGTACCGGGTCTTCCTGTCCGGCCCATCAGGGGAGGTGGAGGTGACGGCGTCGGGCAACCATCTCTGGCCGGTGCTTCCTCTGCGGGACATGGCCACCGCTCAGGTCCGCTGTGATCGTTCGGGTGTCCCTCTTCACACGGGATTGTGGCATCACCGTGTCCGCAACCTGAGGACGGCGGAGATGGCCAGTCGTCTGACACAGCATCAGCGGCTCGTCATCCCTGCCTCGGTCCCTTCTGTTCCTTCCGGCCAGGAGTGGATTCCCAATGCCTGGATGAGAATGATGCTTGCCGAGCATGGCACGGTGGACAGTCAGGGGCGTGGTGCCCTGGTGTGGCGTACCCCATCCCACCCGGATCCTCCCGTGGATCTGAATGGTGCCCGTCTGTGGTGTGCTCGGCAGGGCATCCACACACTGCTGACGAGGACTCGCGTCAGCGGCGGGACAGAGTGGAGTCTGTCCTTCTCTCATCTTCCGGTGGGTGTGCTGCCCCCGGATGACATGGCGGTGGCCGCCTCGCGCACGTTGCCCACGGGACACCAGGGGTGGCAGGTTGTCCGCATTGTTCCTGCGGGGGAGGGTGATGTGCAGTGCATCCAAGTGGATGCTCCCGATCATCTCTACCTATGCACAAATCAGAACATACCCACGCACAACTCGATGATTGCCTCCGTACTGGCCTGCTGGTGGGTGTCCACCAAGCCAGTCGGTGAGGCCATCGTCGTCAGTTCGGCCCCCTCCTATCCGCAGGTCAACGCGATCCTGTGGGAGGAGATTCGCAAACACCATGCCACGGCACGCCGACGGGGCAAGCCTCTCGTTGGCCGGGTCACACAGGGGGACGAGTGGAAGTCGGATGATGGGCAGATCCTGGCATTCGGGCGTAAGCCACCCACAGGTGATCAGGGAAGACACGCCTTTCAGGGCATTCACCGCAGGTATGTTCTGGTGGTCCTGGATGAGGCATGTGGTGTGCCGGAGGAGCTGTGGACGGGCACCGAGGCGATCACGACAACCGATGGGTGCCGGATCCTGGCGATCGGCAACCCCGATGACCGGCTGACCGATTTCGGATCGGTCTTCCTCAAGCCGGAAATGGCACAGGACTGGAACCGCGTCAGTGTCCCCGCCTCCTCCACCCCCAACTTCACTGGCGAGCCGGTACCAGGGCTGCTGAACGAGGTGCTGGTCAGCCGGGCGTGGTGCGAGGAGCGGAAGCGCAACTGGGGGGAGAAGGATCCCCGGTACATCTCCAAGGTGCTGGCCCGCTTTCCCGAGCAGTCCAAGTCATCATTGTTCCCGCCCTCTGTTGTCGCGCGGGCCAGCGAGGATGTCCCCGAACAGGCCACGCATGGCATTGCCAGGCTGGGGGTGGACGTGGCCCGGTTCGGCACAGACGCCAATGTCGTGGTCTCCTACGCGGGGGTGACAGCCCGGATCGAGGAGATGTGGACAGGTACTGACACGGTCTCCTCGGCGCACATGGTGCTGGAGATCGCCGAGCGGGTGAAGGAGCGGCTAAGAGCTGCCTGGGTGGAGATCAGGGTGGACGCCGTGGGTCTGGGCGCGGGTGTTGTTGACACGCTCAGCGCCAGGGCGGCGCTGCTGGCCGAGCCCTGGTTCTCGGTGTACGAGATGCTTGGATCCGCGTCCCCTCCCGCGAACGTGGGTGGATCGGTCCATGGCTATGGCAATGCCCGTGCCTTCTGGTTTGATCAGCTCAGGCAATCGATGCGCAACGGCCGGGTGAGGTTCGTCGCTGACACCCGGCTGTCGGACGATCTGGCGATCGTCTTCTACTCCTTCAAGAACGGAAAGCTGTTTCTGGCGAGTAAGGAGGACATGCGCAAGGAGCACGGCCGTTCTCCTGACCACGCTGATGCGCTGGCATACGCCACGGCTCCGGTATCTGATGGCCTGCCCGCTGGATCCTCCATCTCCGATGATGCCCAGGAGCTGCTGGAGCAGTGGGAGGACGACTTGCTTGAGTCGGAGATCAACATCGCACCGTTCTGAGTTACCAGCTGAATCTCTGGGGTTTCGGCCGAGTTCTCTGACCCCGGCACAGGAGTAGTTGGGGAGTATATGGCTCCGCATGCGCGGTTTGTCAGTAGCATCCTCGATTATGCCGAGCAGCGGGGCACGTCAGATGGGACAGGGGTTTCCTCGGGTTAGCTGGCGATTACCCTGGTGTTGTGTCGAAGACCGTCGAAGAGATGAACCTCACCGAACTGAAGGCTCTCGTCAGCAACCTGGAAACCCGCAACGAAGAGCTGGTGGAGCGGGTAGGGGATGAGATGAGGGAGGCCGGGGAGTTCGGCACCGCTCAGCTTGCTCTGGAAGACATCGGCTGGCGCCCTTTGATGGGTATCGCCGACTCGGCGAACTCTTTCACCCTGGAGGGGCTGCACCGCGCCTCGGAGCTGTGCCGGGCCGTGGCTACTGTCAATCCTCTCGTGGGCCGTGGTCTGAAGGTTCGCACCGGCTACATCTGGGGGTCGGGCGTCTCTGTTGTGCCGACCAGGTTCCGCCAGGGGCCCGGACGTCCCCGCACTGTCAACACGACCCCCACGCTCCCTGATGGTCTCAATGACGTGCTGACAGGGACGCTGGCACAGATCGAGGTGGAAACCTCGGCGGCCACTGACGGGAACCTGTTCTTCCTGGTGGACAAGAAGAACCGGACAGTACAGCGGGTGCCGTTCGAGGAGATCACCGAGGGCGTCTCACAGCGGGGAAACCGGGAGCGGTTGCTGTATATCCGCCGTACCTGGAACGACTGGGACCTCGAACTTGACACGCCACCGGACACCGAGGCTCGTCCGCTCACACAGCCAGATGCCTCTCGTCATGGACGGATGTGGCTCAGAGCCGACTACGACGGTGCTTCCTCTTTTCGCTACCAGTCCACCTGGTATCCCACACCAGCCGCTCTTCAGCAGTCCCGGGGATCTGCACGCTCGGGCCGGATAGCCAGTGATCCCGTCGATCATTCGAAAGTGATGGTGCACATCGCCTTCAACCGGTTGACGGGGTGGCGGTGGGGTGTTCCGGACGTGCTGCGGGCGGTGTGGTGGACGAAAGCGTACAAGGAGTTCCTGGAGAACTGCGCGACCCTCTCCAAGGCATACGCACGGTTCGCCTGGAAGGTCACCAACGACAAGTCCCGCAGCGTTCGAAGGACAGCCGCCACACTGGCGCAGACCCCACGGACAGACCCGGCAACCGGGCAGCCGATGGCGGTAGGAGGATCCGCCGTTCTGGGATCGGGTCAGGATCTGACAGCGATCGGCGGCCGGGGGCAGGTGGACTTCGACGCTGGACGCCCCCTTGCCGCTATGATCGCCGCTGCCCTGGATGTCCCCCTTCCAGCCCTCACCCAGGATCCGTCCATCGGGAACCGATCGGCAGCCGAAACCCTCGACAAGTCCACAACGCTGGTAATGAAAGCCCGGCAGAAGGCGATGGACCAGGTCTTCGAGAAGATCTTTGATCTTCTGGGCCTGAAGGTTCGTCTGCGGTGGCCGGAGATCTCCGAGGAGCCGATTCACCGGCAGCTTCAGGCTTTGGACATAGCGGTTCGCCTCGGCCTGTTCTCCTCGGAGGAGGCCCGCGCCATGGTGCTGGACGCCTGGGATGATAAGTGGGACGACTTCGCCGCCAAGCCGCCGGACCGGGAGAATCTTCCCCTTGTTCTGGGTGGTGGTGCACAGGAGGGGCAGACACCCTCCCCTGGCGTATCGCGTCCTGGGTCCCCAGCCCCTCTCAAGGCGGGAAGCAATCCGGGGGGTCGTCCACCAAAGCAGCCTGACCCGATGTCGGCAGGAGACCACGAGCTGCGAAACGAAGAACCCTCGGGTAGCGAATAGTCGTATCATCAGCTCCAGGCGTTACTCTGTACCCCATCACTGACCATACGCAACGTGGGACGGCCTGTGGCACTCGCGATTCTCTCCGAGGCGTCGCCTCTCGTCTCACCCGAGTCCGGTGGCAAGGGTGTCTGGCGATGTTGTCTCATCGCCGCTGATGTACAGGGCAGCTCTGGTTTCTACCCGGCTGACGTCCTCATGCGGGACGGGCCCCTTGCTTTCCCCGCCGGAACGCATGTCTACCTCGATCACCCCACCGAGACCGAGGAGAAGGAACGGCCCGAACGGGGCGTACTGGAGATGGCAGGTGTTCTGCTGGATGACGCACGATTCGAGGAAGCTCCGGACGGCAGGGGGCTGTTCGCCCGGGTCCAGTTCTTCGAGGACGTGCGCCAGCAGATTCAGCAGCGAGCACCCCATGTGGGAATGTCGATCCGGGCGGCGGGCGAGGTGGAGGAATCCACTGCTGGACGCATCGTGCGGTCGATCAGTGAAGGGATATCCGTAGATGTCGTCACCCGCGCTGGAGCGGGGGGAAGGCTCGTCACCATGACGGAGTCAGATAAGCAGGGGACCTCCTCTGTTGACCAGGAGCAGGAGAAGGTGATTCCGGCGACGTCTGGGACCGGGACCCTTCTCAACGAGGTTGCCGCGATGAAAGCGGCGTTCTCGGATCAGATGGAACAGCTGACCCACCAGATCGGGGCGCTCAACAACGCGGTCAAGGACCTTCAGCGTTCCAGTGCCGAACGTGGCCGGGAGTATGACGAGGTCAAGGAGTCGATCGCCTTCCTGAAGAAGCGCCAGGAGAGCAACGACCAAATGTTCTCCGAGGCCAAGACGCTTGATGAAGCCCTGGTGGAGATCTTGCAAACCCGTCTTCCCCTGCCCTCGATGATTCGCATCGCCAAGGACTACCGTCCTGGTCGTGGCCAGGATCTTCACGAAAGCATCCAGATGGAGCGAGACTACGTCAAGAAGCTTCGGGAGTCGGACAGGGGCGGGGACATTCAGCCCGAGACCTCCATGCTCGGTGTAACAGAGTCGGCGGTCAGCTCGGAGTTCTCCCTCGCAACGGGTTCGGCCGAGTCGTCCGAGATCGAGCAGTTCCTGCTCGGGAACCGGATGTGAGGTAACCCATGGCGACCAACGAGATCTACAAGTACGGACACTGGATCAGCCTTCCCCTGCCGCTGCGGGGCCCTGATCCCACCCGCAACGACGACCCCACCCTGCCGGGTGACCCGGTTCTTATCGGCGATGTCACCGGGTTCGCACAGGAGGTGGGGGGCGTGCCGATCGAGTACACGATCGGGTCCACCACTGTCATGCACAGCACCAACTCTGCCAACCACCTTGAGCCCGGATGGGCTTCGGTGGCGCTTGTCGGGGCGTTCGCCTACCCGGTGGAGGGGTGGGATCCGACGCTGATGGGCTCGGGGACTCCCGTCTCGATCGTCCCCGCGACACCTACACAGCGTGCCCGGCTGGTGCTCCATGATCCGACACTCCACGCCTTCGGGGTGATCGTGGGGCAGACGAAGAAGCCAATGCTGAACCCGGATGACAGTGCTGCTGGTCCCGGGATCATGACCCCGATCGTCAACATCGTCCAGACGATCATGCCGAACCCGAACGACATCCCCGACCGTGTCCCGGCCGGGTCTTGAGGAGGGAGAAGAGACTATGACGACCAGCCTCGACACACCTCGCGCTCTCTCCGTCCTGGATGGTGTCCGCTACACCACCAACGCGGACTTCGAGAAGATCGCCGAGTCGCACCGCCAGAAGCGCGCGCGCATCAAGAGCGGCGCCTCTGCCGCCCTCATGCGTTCCAAGCGCCCCGTTGAGCTGGTGCAGCTCATCATGGAGGCTCAGAACGGGTCACACCTGGCGATGGGCCGCCTGCGGGAAGCCGTCTCCAGTGGTGACTTCCCCCTGCTCTTCCAGGCGATCAGCCAGGCCAGCATGCTGGGCCAGTACGCGGAACTGCCCCAGCAGTGGCCGCTGTTCTCGGTGCAGACCACCGTTCCGGACTTCCGGCCCGCACGTCTGGTTCGCTGGGACAGCCAGATGAGTCAGCTTCCAGACTATAACGGCGGCGCCGACCGTCATGTCCGGGCCCTCCCCCGCATTCCGGAGCTGACGGAGTACCCCACCTTCAACCTCACCACCGAAGGCCAGGACTACTTCGTCAACAAGTACGGAGCCAGGTTCCCCTTCTCGTGGGAGGCGTTCTTGAACGATGAGCTGCGGGTTCTCCAGCAGCTCCCCGCCGAGATGGCACGGTGGGCCAGGGACACCGAGGATGTCCTGACGACCGGCGTCCTGGCGACCGCCGAGGGTCCGAACCCGGACTTCTTCAACCTGGACGAGAACTTCGGAACTCAGGTTCCGCCTGGGAACTATGTGCCGGACAACCCTCCTCTCAGCCTGAAGGCACTGGAGGAGGCGATTCAGTACATCGGGATGCGTCAGGTTGCCGGGCGGCAGGTTCGGGTGCAGAACTTCGTTCTGCTCGTCCCGCCATCGCTGGCTCTCACCGCTCACTCGATCGCCCAGTCCACGACGTACGTGCACGTGCAGCGGGTGTCCACCGACGAGGAGTACCGCACCAACGTCGCCTCTCCGATCGCTGGGCGTTTCACGGTGGTGGAATCCCCGTGGCTTCCTCTGATCGATCAGTCGCCGAACGCCGCGACCACCTGGTACCTGATTCCTGCCGGGGGTCAGACCGAACGTGGTCCGGCGATCGTCACCGCGTTCCTCCGGGGTCATGAGTCTCCCGAGGTGCGCGTGATGGGTGACACAGGTCGTGCCCTTGGGGGCGCGGAGCTGTCGGCTTTCGAGGGTTCGTTCTCCCACGATGACATTCAGTACCGGGTCCGTACGATCATCGGGGCTGCCGGTATTGATGCGTCGGCGGTATCAGTGTCCCTCGGCAACGGGGAAGGAACCGGTCCTGAGGTGCCTCCGCAGCCGATCAAGATCATGGATGGCCCGTCGATTCCGACGGTGACTCAGCAGGATCCCCGTCCAGCTCCTGAGGAGGCTCCTGCTGACCCTGGTCCTCAGCCTATTCAGCCCCCGGAGGCGACTGCTCCCAAGGCAGTGGAGAAGCCGAAGGCGCCTGCACCCAAGAAGTAACAGACTGGGGGCCGCCATCCTCTTCCCACACCAGGCGGCGGCCCCCATTGGGCCGGGGCATGCCATTCCCCGTCGGCCCACACAGACCCCCCAGCTACTCTCCGTGAGGAGTGGAACACGCTGGGGGGTCTGTGGCTTTCTTCCCTGATCCAGGGTACTCTCAGTGGTGCCGGGTACTTGATCTCCAGGTCCAGGCAACTCAGGTCCGGCTGATCCCCGCGATCTGAGGATCTTCTCCTTTCCTGGGACAGGCCCCCTCTCAGAGGGGGCCTTCCTTTTTACGCCTCATAGTCACGCAGCAGGGCGGCGCTCTGTTCCGGCGCGAGGGCGTTCTTCTGGAGAAGTCCGAATCTCCGGACGAACTTGGCAGCGGCGACCTCGTCGTCGATGAGTTTGCCGATCGGGGCATCCTCCAGGTACACCACATCTGAGGGCTCGCTGCCCCCGATCGTCGCGATGATCTTTGGCCGGTTCATGCCAGAGACGAAGGGGTTGGTGAGTGGAATGATCCGCAGATCCAGGCCCTGGTCGATGAGGTCGGCCATGTAGGAGCACTGTTCCCGCATGATGTCCGGGCCACCGACCCAGTTCCGCAGGGCAGCCTCGCTGAAGACGATCTGCACCTTGGGCTTGTTCTCACGCGTCAGCACGTTCTCGCGACGCTGTCTGCGGAAATCGATCTGCTTGGCGACGTCCAGGCCCATCTCCAGGAGTCGCTCCCTCTCGGGGGCGAAGAGCCCTTCGATGTAGCTGTCGCACTGCACGATGCCCGTGATGGGAAACGGGTCGTAGTACCGAAGGATCGAAGCCATGTCCTCCAGGTCAGCGATGTCGGCCTGGGGCTGGCTGGCCACGTCCTTGAACTTCCCCCACCAGCTGCCGCCCCGGACTCCAGGCAGCAGAGCGTACAGGTTCTCGGCTTCTGGAGTCCCCTCGTTCACCCCGTACAGTTTCAGATATGCCATCAGGTCCGGGCGGCTCACGGCGGTGTCGCCGGTTTCCTGCCGGTAGGCAGCCGACCTGCTCTTGTCCAGCTTCTCGGCGGCTTCGTCGATCGACGAGAAGCCTGCTTTCGTGCGCAACCGGGCCAACTGCCTGCCCAGCAGCCTCCGTCGGATGGCTGGGGCCTCTCCTGGTGCCATCAGTCTTCTCCCTTGTGTTGTAACCAACGCCTGTGTTGTTTGTACCCTCCCCCCCTTGAGAATAACCTATACCGGGACTTGCCAAGACTGGGGGAACGCGCGATCCTTGACGCGGTGTCTCTTCACGTATTTTTTCCTGCATCTGTCGAGTGAATCGGGCACTGACGAGCGACAATGGCAACACCCTCTGACATATTTTCTGATGATGCGTTTGGTGAGAGGGTGGCTTGTGGCGCTGCCAAGCACAGGGGTGTCACAGGCTTTACTACAGGAGAGGGTGACACGCACGCTATGGCAGCGACAGATGTGACAATGAAAACGACTTCTACCGCTTTGCCTTGCTACACCAAGTGTTACCCAGCAGTGATCACCTCCGTTTCCGAAGTTCGTAAACACACCTGCGCTGTACTGCGAACCTGGTCTATGGAGTCGATAGTTTCCGACACTTTAGTGGTCATCAGTGAACTGGCCACCAACGCTGTTCGGCATTGCAGGGGAGAAAATTTTTCTGTTTCTGCTCTTCGGCTGGAGAACGGTGTGCGCGTCACTGTGGCCGATACATGCACCACCATCCCGGTTCTTCACCCCGTTTCCGATGATGCGGAGGGTGGCAGGGGCATGTTTCTGGTGGATGCGCTGGCATCGCGATGGGGTATCGAACTCGATACCCACCGCAAGCAAGTGTGGGCAGAGTTGTCATGCTGACCTCTGGTGGCGGATGCTGACTCAATGACTCGTCGGCGCCACGCACGATACTCCTGGATGGCCTTCTCTCCGCTTGAGTCTCCACCGGGGGTGACCTGTGCGACCACGCTGCCTCCTCCTGTCGGATCGACTGTACGTTCCTGGCATGCACCTCCCAACCCCAAACGATTCAAAACTCTAATGGGATTCGTTCATGCTGTCGAGTCCCGTCTATCCAGCCGGGGGCAGCAAAACCTGCGCAAAAGACACCACTTACCTCAGTTGTGACGGATAGTCAGGTAGGCACTACGTATGGCTGAAAAATTGTACAGTTTGGACGAGATCATCCGGATGACGGGGCATCGAACCGAGAACTCTGCGTATGTGTTACTGCGCAGAGCAGGGAAAAAACCAGACGGCTTTCGGCCGTCTTCACGGAAACCTCGTGCGCTGTGGCGGCAGTCTGTCATCGAAGAGGTGTTCTCCTCACAGCTCGCACGTGCACGCCGGATCCGTCGTCCATGAGACGATCCTCACATGTCAGTACCAGTCGAAGATGTCTACCCACCTGATCTCGCCTCCCCCACTGGCCTCGTCCGTGCACTCATACCCGATGTCGAGCAGGTGGACTTCAGTGGAGAGGGTGTGCCGGAGTACATCTTCTCCGACAGCCACATTCAAGCATTCCTTACTGTGTCCCGGGGCAGCGGCGGTGTCCGCGTCAAGCGGGCGGCAGCCAAGGGTGTGCGAGCCATCGCCGTCTCTGAGGCGTTGATTCAGAAGGTCATCAGGACCGAAGACCTCCAGACGGACGGTGCGAAACTTGCTACAGCTCTACTTGCTGCCGCCAAAGACATGGAGGACGAAGCAGACGAGGAGGAGGAGCAGGAGGACGACATCCACGCCTTTGCCATCGTGGACTTCCAGCCCCAGCCTCCGGACTGTCTGCCCTACAGCCTCAGGGGTTTTCCTCGGTTGTGCTGCCTCCAGTCCCGGTTCGGCCCATGCGGATGTGGGTCGAAGGATCGTGGGGCGGGGTTCGGAAGCGGTGTGGTGTGAGCATCCTTCACAACAGGCGGTCCCTGGATCCTCGCTGGCCGTGGCATCAGAGGTCCGTGCCGATCGGCATGATGAACGCGGTATGTGAAGTTTTTCGCCGTTCGGGGGATGCTTCTGACTACGGCTTCGACCCCGGAACCGGGGGCTTGATGGACACTTCTACTGGCACGTATCCCCAGATGATCCTGCTGTATCGAGGTCAGGTGCGGGCTGCCACCAACAAGGACTGGCGGGCTCGGGTTCGTACGAGCCGAGGCGATTCGGGCACTCAGCACGCTGTCCGGTTCCAGGTGCCGATCAGGTTGTGTCCCCCCATCCACGCCCACGACGTGTTGCGGGTGGTGTCATCTCCCCCTGACGAGGAGTTGACGCACTACATCTTCCATGTGCGTAACGTGATGATGTCGTCGAATGCCTGGATCAGGAACCTGCTGTGCGATGTCGATGTGGCGCATCCTCAGATTCTGCCGCCGCCCTACGTGGGTGTTCCTGTTGACCCGTCCGTGGCACCCGAGCCGGTGAGGGACTGCGGGTGTGGGTAGGCGTGTCGCCTCCCCCTCAAGACCCACCTCTAATATCCCTTATACGTGGCTTCTGTTATACAAGGCTGGTTCCTCAGGAGGTCTGCTGTGCCACATGGCGTCGAGGTGGTGGAGGCGGAACTGGTGGAGGACCGACTCCCCAGTCCGCACCAACCGGGCCAACCCCTGGTTGATCGTCATACGATCCTCCTTCCCGGTCAGGAGATCCCCACCAAAGATGACCTTCCGGTTTACACCGAGCGAGACTTGTATGTTTCACCCACTACAGCTGATCGACTCAAGAACAGGTCCAGACCCACCAATACCAACAAGAACTACGCGTCTCAGCGGAAACTCTTTTCCGAATGGTGCGATCAGAACGGCCGGGTACCTCAACCCTGTACAACTGCCACATATGTTGAATACGTGGTACATCTTATCGAAGCAGGAAAATCCCCCAACACTGTCAACGTTGCCATGTCGGCCATTCGCACCTGGATGCCGGATGACAAGAAGCC